GGTGTTGGCGGCGGGGTTGCGAAATGTTATTAACAACTTCCGATGTTTCTCTGGCATCAGAAAACGGCGTCAACGCCCGAAAGCTAGTCGTCGCCATCAGCGCATTCCCGTCGCGCGGGCGTCAACATCGATGCCCTGCACTTGGTCCCAAATTCCGCTAATATTTAGCCGCACCCGATGGTAGCGGCCTTCGCTGCGAACCGGGATGAACCCTTCCGACGTGATGCTGGCCGCTGTCGAAAAAATCACGTCGTCGTAGGGCAACACACGGCTACCAACTTGCGCAGTTATCGTCGGAGTCTGACCGCTGACATATGGCACGATGGTATTGACTAAAGACCGTTTTTTACCAATTTGGAACTCGCCGGTATCAATGACTGCCGGGAGTCGGTCACCCGTAAACGCTTGTATCTTTTTATCAGCAGCAGCAGCGAAAAAGAAACTCCCGCCATTGTAAAGTTGGCTATCTAAACTCGCAGGCAGCGCGTCGAGGCTAGAATTGATATTGTCGAGTTCCTCTAGCGTATATCCAACCATGAAAAGCTGCGCCAACGCATCACAACTAACAACCGCTCGGCTCCAACGGTTAAGATTATAATTATAGATTAGCAACTCGTCGTTTTTTGAGCCGCCGCTATTAACGCTGGGATACGCCCAGACAACCGTCTGATTTAATGGATCGACGGCGGCAACGATGTTATTCGCCGCGCTTAGATTTACGCGGTCATAAAAATATGTATTTACTTTTTCGGCACCGATGGGCAGTAGCTCCGACCCGGCCAGCATATAAAAGCCATCGTCCGATAGGAAAAACACAGTGTTTCCGATTGACGCGACCGAGCCGGGAACATTGCATCCGCGCGACGTGGCTATTTTGTCGAATTGAAAAATCAACGGCGCGCCGACAAATTGCCCGCGCACAATGCCGCGCTCAAATAACGCTATGGCATATTCACCGCCAACCAATCCGGTGCAGTCGCCGAGATCAACCACGTCTTGGTAATCAGAAAGGGCGGTTCCGCTCGTCCAGCTTGTCGCTGAATTTATACCGCTCCACCAAAGTCGGTAGGGTTTTACACCATCAACACCGTCATTTGTATTGGCGAACATCACTTGGTCGCGCACGACAGCCACAAATTTGGCCTTGGGCGGGCTACCGCCTAAATCGGCAAACGCCGAGCCGCTGTCTACTGTCGTCGCCTGGGGCGGATCAGCATAATTTGTTGCAATCAATGTTTCGCCGAATTGCACAAAACGCCAGCGGTCTGTAGAGCTGTTGCTGTAGTTGCCTGATTTCGAACGATCAGTTAGTGCGGATGTCGCCGCCGTAAATTCATAAAGTTTTGTTGAGTCACCCGCGTACATGGCAACGCCGCCATCGTCGGCTTTGCCCGCCGCCATACCTAAAATGTCGCTTGTGGCTGCGCCTGACACCGCGCCCAAATCCTTCAGCGACCTATAGCCACGCACGGCTGGGATTACGTTTTTGGCCTCGGTCGAGCCAGCGTTTTCAAATGCTGGCTGATCTGGAAGCCATTCCGCGAAATTTATCATGCGGAACAAATATGGTCGAGAATTTCATTCTCCAAATAATCACTCATAGCACTCATGCGAATTCTCCGTACTCACTTGTAAGTGTTAGTGGACCGGCAAACCTAACGCGGTCTTCATCGACCTGTATTGCAGCGGCGGCACGCTGGTATAGCGCGTCATGCTGACCCTGTTTTTGGTCATCCATAAGATACCCAAAGGCTTCCGCAAGCGCGCCATGTAGATACAAATCGGGGTGGCGGGTTAGGATATTGTTGGTCGTGTTGCTGTCACTTAGCGCGCTGACGCTGGCCACATAGGTTATCTCTACGGTGTGGGCATCGTCGGGAGTTGGCCGGAAATAAATCTCGGTGCCAACGATTGAATACGCTTTTGGCTTGCCATTTCCGGTCGATGGATATTCTCGATCTGCTTGCCCCGGCGTCATAAATTTCAGGATAGTGCGCGGCGACGTGTTTAACCTTACATGCCTCACGCTTCGCACATCGGTTGGCAAAGAAACATAGGCATCGCCCGGCGTTAGCGTAGCGGTAAAGCGGGTTTCCTGGCTTCGTGTTTCCAGTTCGCGGTTCATTCGGGCTTCGGCCAGCGCAATGAATTCGGCGGCGCGATCGCTCATATCTGTGCGCGCCAGCCAATTATCTATTGCGGTTTTTAGTTCCGAGAAAGTTGATATTGCCATCAGATTGTACCTGTGGTCGTCCTAAAGAATCTATTGTCTGGATCGTTCAACCACTTCTTCCAGGCGGCCAAATTGTGCTTCGGCTTGCCCAGCCTTTTCACCATGTCGTAATAGACGGTGGCCGGAATATCGGCGACCTTATGATGGTGGTGGCTTCCTGTTTGGTAACCGCCCGGTTTCCAATCATTTAAGGCGCGCTTGTTGGATTCAAGTATTGGATCGAGTTTTTGGCGCGTGACAACGTGTATATCGTCGCCAGACGTTTCAAATGTCGTAATCTTACCGGGAGCAATGCTTAGAAGTTTTTTCATGCAAGAAAAAGGGAGGGCCGAAGCCCTCCCTCTCCATTATCTAGGTTGTGGACAGATCGAAAACGGCTCCATGAGCTTTTGGAGCAGAGACAATCAGAGTCCATTCAGAAACGAGGCTGAACCTCTGAGCGTCACCTACCACGCCAGCATCAGAGGCCGAGAATAATCGTCCCGGCAAGTGACCGATGCTATAGTGATCAGTGTCAAGCAGGAGGATCTCCGTATTGGACGCCTGCCTGTCGATAACCACGTTAAGAGTGCCGAAATCCGTTAAATACATCGACACGCTGCCGATTATTACTGCGTCAGTCGGACTTCCCGCAGTCATGTGCAACTGGTTGGTCACCGCACTGCCGGAAGACAGGTCGGAAAACGCAACCTTATTCGCGGGGCTTACCACCATCATATCAGGCGATCCACCGTCACTATATGCTGCTTTCATCGCTGCATCGATTTTAGCCAACGTCAGAGCGGAATTTGTGCCCGCCATGTCGCTGACATCTGTCCCATTCCCGGCTGGCGTCGTTGATGCACTGACGAGCGACACATTGGTCATGTAGCTTAACAGCTTGCCTGCCTTACGCGGATCAGAAGAACTTTGAGCCTCGTTTTTGAACAAAGACTTATTTATATCTCGCCTTTGTTCCAAGCCCTTCATTAATTTAACGTAGGCCGTTTCCTTCGCCCGACCCGCCTTATCTACGGCGTCGAGAGTCCCGGAAACCTGTGCGGCTTGTACTGAGATTTGGTGATAATTGCCTAATCTCACCGTTGCGACGGGGTTCGTATAACTGAAATCTGCGCCCTCAGACACATAATTAGTGTCTGACGCAGCCGTCAATTCCTGGACCTGCCATTCGTGATATACGGCTTTCGTTACCTTCTTTTTAGCATTACTAAAAATAGGTGTTTCTGATGGGTCAATCCTTTCAATTATATCTGAAAGGTCTTCCCTTTCGCCTACCGCCGAAGCGGTACTCCAAGTAGCCATTACGGCCTCCTATTGGTTGAGAAGATATTCAACGGCAGCATCGATGGCTTTTCCGCCCTTCCGCTTGCCGATATTTTGAAGCTGCTGTCGCTTCCGTTTAGCTGAGAGTTGTCGCTTACTCGTAGGTTGTCCGCCCTTCACCATCTTGGGAGCTTTTTTCGCCTTCTTAGCGGCGGCTGGCTTTTGCTTCATAAGTTCGTCGTACAGATACGCCTTGCGAATCGTATTTATTGCACGATGATCTCCCGTATGTGAAAGTTCGTCTGCGGTGTAACCGAGATGCCGTTGCGCATAAGTGTAAATAGCATTTTTTTCCTTTTGCGCGGTATCTGGGTTTCGCCATTCGGGAATGACTTGCAAAAGTTTTTGGCCTTCCTGTTCCAGATGTTCTTTCATCTGAGATTGCAGACTTGCCACTTGCTCCTGATTGACCCGCTCTTGTTCTTCCTTCACTTGGGCCATCGCATCCTTGCGGTCGCGGGTAGCCTCACGTTGAGTCATAAACTCGATAGGGTCTTCATCTTTCAACGCGTCCCAGTATTCCTGAGTAGGCTCCGCGCTGGTCAATGCGGCCTCAACGGCTGCGAGTTGTTGGACGTAGTTTTGACGCTGCGCCCCTAACGCTTGCAGTTCCGCCTGCGCCTGCTTTCGGCCATCGGCGACTTGCTGCGTTTTGCGCGTATAGTCGCTTTGACGCATGTAACCCGATTGTAATTCATCGAGCGTCAAATCAACTTCGTCTTCGCCAACGCGGACACGGTAGGTTTTTTCTACCGGCTCTTCCTCGACGGCTTCGACTGCCTCTTCATCGTCCTCAATTTCCTCGGCGTCATCCGCTTCCAGGATGTCTTCGGATTCCTCGGATTCCGGTTCGGCTTCAACCTCAACCTCTTCGTCGGTTTCGGCAACAACTTCCGGCTGCGTGGGCGTATCCTCTACAGGGGCTTCGGCGGCGAGAAGGTTTTCCACTGCTGACGCAACGGATAGCGGAGTCGCTTGCGCGGTTGCTTCGCTCATTCGTAAATCTCCAAAATTATAGTTGACTGCTTTTCAGCTTGGTCAGCGCATCGACTGGCGATGCACCTCGTCTTCGGCCATTGCGCCGGTTTCAATGACGCTTTTAAGATGGCCGTAAAATTCCTCTAGCGCCTGCATTAGAAAATACAGACGCTCGCGGCCACTAAGATCATCGACAGGCGATGCGGCCCATTCATTTTTATACCTGTCGCGCAGATGGTCTACGGCCTCTGCGAAGATTTCATTGCGAAAAATTTCTTTCGCTTTGGCGGCGCGATATATTTCCGCCTGACGCTTGCCGTCGTCACTCATGCGCGTGGCAAGTTGGTGCTAATGTCAATGCCGGTCGAGGCTTCAAGACCGCGAAGCTGCGCTTCCATTTGCATCTCTTGGGCGCGTAGCTCCATTTTCATTTGCATAGATTCGCGCATCAGTTGGATATCGGCGGCGGCTTTTTCTCTTTTTATTTCGATCTCGGCCTGCATCTTGATCCGGTCGCCTTCGATCCCGGCCTGAATTTTTGCCCGCTCCAATTCAATAATCTCATCCTGCGGCGACTTTTGATCCGCGTGACGCGCCTGAATTTTCTTCTGTAGCTCTGGCGGTAAATTGTCAGGGTCGAGGAGGAATGCGCTGATGTCCTTGAAGCCGTTCAATTCAATAACCTTGGCTAGAGTGTC